CGAATAGGAATAGATGTATGACCAACTAATCTACTTTCATTCGCTGTGCCAATATCATCTTGAAATCTAAATTCCTCCCTATACAAAATACCCTTCTGTTGCATAGAATTATATTTCCTATTAACTTTCTTACCCTTTTTACGTAATTTTCCAGCAAGTCTTCCGGACATGCCTCCCTTTTTTACATAACTAACTTTTGTATTAGATTCGTTAGTCTTATTATTTTTCGCAAATAATTTTTTCGCCATTGAAATACCTAATTTACCAGCTTGATAAGCACTACCATAACCACTAGAGCTAGCAGCAGCTCCTAATAATGCATCAACAGCAGAAGAAGAAATACCAGACATGCTGTTACTTCCCTTTCGCTTTCGTTTACCTCTTTTATTACTTTGCGGAGTGCGATAGTTTCTCATATAATCAGATGAACCTGCCATTTTATTTTATTTTTAAATGACGCGTATATCCCATCTATCCAAGCTTAACATACTTCTTTCAGGTTCAAAATTTGAAAACACAACCACGTGAGGCGTGTTAAATTTCACATTTTTACATTCATATTTTGTAGAATAAAATTGTCCATTTTTAAATGATTCCATCACATCATATTGTACATATTCTTGTTTCATTCGCGCTAAATCAAAGAAAACGACTTCCTCGTACTGGTACCCGTAGTAGATGTCTGCGGCTTTTCCTCCGGTAACGTAATAACTTGTTTTAGAGTTGTAGTGAGTAGCGAAATAAGATTTCCCGCTATTACCAACAATATCAACAACCCATATAATCTTCCTTGGGTCGGCAACTGAATCAAGATCTGCGACAAGCTGCGTCTGCCATCCATCTCTAGGAATTAAATCTCCACGCGTAACTTTTGCTTCTTCTAACGCGCGTATATAATCATGAATAAATCGGGGATATTTAGCATATTCCGCTGAATGATCTTCCATTAACTGCAGACCACGTTTGCCAGACTTAATGGACAATTTAAGACTCTCTAAATCATTCCTTTTTCCTAAATATAAATATTTTATTCATCGATAATTAAACGCATATAACAGTCATCTAATATACCTCTATTTTGAAGTTGACCCCATTCTTGAAAATCACCTTCCTTTTTACAATAAGTAGAAGCAGCCCAAGGAGTAGAGTTTTGAGCCATAATTTCACAGTGAGCTCGTCCGCCCAAAAGATTTCTAACTTGACCAAGTCTCAACTTTTTGACTAATTGAATGTATCCTTGGAAATGTGGAGTACCATTTTCACCAGTTTCTTTTCCAATAATAAGATAAGATATTTCATTAGGAATTCTAGTAGATAAATCTGACATCAATTCCAATTCATCTTCAGTATAATTGTTGATAGTGAAACACCAATTCTTAGCTGCATTAGTCATTTTTTTTGATCATTTTATAAAAAAATGCTCTGTTTATATATGCGTGGCGGAGTTTTAAAAATCATGAAATTTTTCGAAACTCAGCCAATTCCGACACATTTTGATAATTGTGGGCAACATGTGTGCCATGTGCCAAGGTGGGGGTAATACTGCAGATGTGGCGAGGTGAACCTCGGCACATCTTGTTACCCCACCTTGCGCAATGGATTCGCGACACGTACTCAATCGCATAAAAAAAAGCGCAGCAAGCTGCCTTTTGTTTGTGGAGAAGGGATATAGATCAGGTATCTTTGATATTAGCAAGCTAATCACCTGAAAACGCGACCGAGGCCGTCGTTTTCGAGGTAATGATCATTAACAGTTTTATTATCCATTTTGTACTTCATATTGATCAGTAGCTGTATTACGACTACCATTTATCATAACTTGTTGTTTTAACTCAACTTCTCCCATTAACCGTACTTTACCAGTTGTTGCTCCTATAACACGATCAACATGCAAAGCTCTAGAATGACCAGCACTTTTAATATAACTATTGTCATTAAAATCCCAAACAGATGCTGATCCTGCTCGCTTAACCAATAATCTAAGCGTATTTCCAAAAGTCATCGTTTTGCTATATGATATAATACTAGTTTTAACGTGACCAGGATCCATAGTCATCTTAACACGGTTAGTACAATTTAAAATTTCATAAGCCGGTGGTGGTTCAGATCCCGGTGTAGTGTTAGTAAATGTTTGACTAAAACCTAAAAATCCAAACGCTAAAGGCGCAGAAGTACGAGCATTTTGATGAATAAATTGATTACCTGTTACATAATAAGTAGACAATTCAACAGGTACATTATCAACATCATCAGTAGTGGCTTCTTTCTCAGCTTCAGTAGCGCCTTTATATACTCCAGATTGATTTTGTACTTTCAACATACTTTTCGATTTAATAGTAACATATGTTTGTCCTAAATCAACAATAACTTTTGATGGATCCTCAGAAGAATAAGACAAATTTGGTCTATATTCAACTGTTTTCCATCTTATTCTTAACGGGTCTTGATTAGCAGCGCCTAAATTTAAAAACCAATCAGCTAATCCATCTGAAATAGCCTTCCAAGTCAACGCTCCGGGTCCAGGTATCACATACGTATTAGTTAATATAGAACCAGTAGCCCAATCAGAATAATATGTAAATTGAATATTCCCCTTAATTGGTGTTAAATCCGTAAGTGCTTGCAATGTTATGCCAGCTTTAGCCATTAAACATTTAATTAAAGCTCTAAATACATTATAATAAGTAGCGCGAATAGGAATAGATGTATGACCAACTAATCTACTTTCATTCGCTGTGCCAATATCATCTTGAAATCTAAATTCCTCCCTATACAAAATACCCTTCTGTTGCATAGAATTATATTTCCTAT